CCGCCGAAGCGGGCGGCTAATATGCAACTCAGTTCGCCGAAGCTGCCTGAGTCCCATTGGTCAAAAAATCCGGCGCGTCGTCACCTGACGTGGCCGTGTACTGAAGCACGTCGCCGCTGTAGGTCTCGGCGGTTTCAGCGTCGGTGGCGTCGTTGTTCATGTCCACCACGGAAACCACGGTGTCGGCCCACTGCTCGAACGGCAGCGTGGTCGAACCGAGCTGGCGGCAGCGCACATAGGCGGCATAGGCGTTGAGCTTCACCACGGCGTCAAGGGCGCTGCCCCAGCCCTTCGCCTTGGCGTGGGTCTCAGCCTGACAACGCTGCCACATGGTCACACACACTTCGTCCGTGTGCCCGTCCAAGTAGGTGATACGGGTGTTCGGGGTTTTGGTCTCGTTGCTCATTTCGATAGATCTCCTGTCGTGATTCGGTTGATAATCTTCTGCACCGCGTCCGCGTAAACCTGCGTCCACTGCGGTTCGGTGTTCTTCGCGGCCTTGTTGGCAAATAGGGTGGCTTTGATGCTGTGCTTGGGCCACCCGTAGTTGATGACGCCCGCGTATTTCACCTTGCCGTTGTTGCCGGCGCGCACGACGCCGGCTTTCTGGGTCGCGCCGGCGCGCACGCTTTTCGCCAGGCGGCCGGTCTTCTTCGGTGCCAGCGTCTTGGCCTCGGGGGCGACGATCTGCGCGGCCTGCTTGTTGAGGTCGCGTAGATCCTTCATGTCGGCGCCGGCCTTTTTCAGGCTTTTGGCGAGTTGGCCGGCGCCCTTGAGCTGCACGGTGGCGTTGCCGCCGGCTGCGATGTTGCCGGTCATATCGTGACCTGCGCGGCGGCGATGGCACTGTCACGGATGGTCGCGGTCACGGACTGGTCGGCCGATTCCGGCAGTAGGAACACGTTTGCTGGTACCGTTGCACCGGCCCTCATTCGGATTGATGTTGGTGCAACGGTCATGCTTTTGGGTTTGGGTAGGCCACTGCTTTCACGTTGGATGCGTTGAAGCTGAAGTCGTTGCTGTTCTTGGTCTTGACGTCGCCGCCGAACTGGATGCTCGCGATCGTCACGTCGCCGGTGAGCTTCATGGTGCCCTCAAGGTTCGGCACCCATTCGAACGGCAGCGTCTCGCCGCTGTGCTTCAGACACCAGACCTGGAGGCCATCCATGCTGAAGTCCTCTTTGATGCTGCCGGTGAGCGTCCATGTCTCGGTCTGCAAACCGCCTTCGGTGTGCCCGTCCAAGAAGTTGTCGTCGTCCTCGGTGTCGGTGGATGGTTCCAAAGCGGTGTTGATGACGTCCGCGCTGAAGTCCTGTTCGCTGTCCGACACGCCGATTTTCAGACTGCCCGGGCCAAGCGTGCGTGTCTTTGCCATGATTGTGTTCCTTTCAGTTGATTTCGAGTGGGTTAAGTGTGATTTCGTAGGCCGCGAGATTGCCGACGCCCGCAAGGCTGTAGGTGACTGGCTTCGCGGCCTTCATGTTCAGCTGGCGGTCGTGCAGGCGTTCGAGCACGGGGAGCAGCAGGTCGAGGCTTTCCACCTGCGTTGCCGTGGTGCCGGCGATGAGGTTCACCGTCCACGTGCTGTTGACGAACCGCCAGCCCTCGTAGGTGATGCTGGGCGGGTCGATGAGCACGGCGACCTTCCCCGGCAATGGCCGCGCGGCCTGCGCGTCGATGGTTACGACGGTGACGAGGTCGCCCACCATGTCCGTGAGCAGGGCCGCGAGTTTTTCGCGTTCGCTGATTATCTGGCTCATGCGATCACCAGCCCGCCGGTGGGCACGCCGGCCGCGTTGAGTTTCGGCCACACGCCGCGCAACGGGTCGCTGGACACCCTGTAGGGTTCCAGCGTGCCGTCCGCCACGTTCATTACACCCAAACGGGCGTCCCGAGAGTTGTACAGGTCGGCCGCGCAGCAGATCATGCAATCCTCGCGCACGGTTTCCGTGACCTTGTACCCGCCTATCGCGGCGTCCACGTATGCGGCGGCCACATCCAGCTTCTCTATCAAACGGTCTTCGTCGCCGGAAGGCACGTTGACCTCGTTGCGGAGTCGGTCAAGCAACTGTTCAATATCCATCAGGGGTGTTCCTTCATCAGTCCAGGCGCACGAGCCGCGGAGCCGCGGTGCCGTCGTATGTCACGGTCGGGTTGAGCGTGAGCTGACAGCGCACGTTCGCCGGTGCCATCAAAGTGAATTCCGCGGGCGCGTCGCGTTCCTTGCCGGCGATGATGATGCGCGCGTTGGGGAAAGTGCCCGAACCGGCGCAGGTCAGGGAATACCGGCCGGCCTCCAAATCGAGATTCTTGTAGAAACCGCCCCACGCCGAGGGGGTGCCGGCGACCCGATAAACGCCGCCCTCGCGTTTCATGGTGACCTGGCCAGAGGTCACCTCGTCCAAGGTGGGGAAGAGGTTGCTCATTTCAAATGACCCCCCCCTCAAGGTTCGTCACGTCTGGACGCATCCATTCAGATGATTTGCCGATGTTGAGGCGTGGGTGGATCACGCCGTCGATGATGCTGGACGTGGAGCCCTTTTTGACGCTGAAGCGCAGGCTTTTCGCGTTTGCGGCGGTGACCGTGAACGACTGTTCGCCGGTGCCGCCCCATACGCTGGCGCCTTCCCTCAGGTCGTTGCTGCGCACGCCAACGATGATGCCGTTGGGGAAGTTGTCGCAGTTCAACACGAGGGTCTGGCCGATGAACTCGGTCAGATCCATGTACGGCCATGCCACGCCGTCGCCCTGGGCGAGTTCGGCGGTCGAAAGGATCTTCAGACCGCCGTCCGCCTGGATCGTCACACCGATGGTGTCGGTGGAGACCGGACCATAGGCGAGCAGGTTCGTGCTCAGAATCTCGATGGGAATCGTCGCTTTTACGGACTGGTCCACGGTGCTGGCTATGACGGCTTCGGTGCGGCCCCGCGTCTTGCCGGTGATGAGTACTCCGGTCATGGGTCACGCCTTCGCAAAGGCAACCGGAATGAGGCCATCGACGTTGCTCGCGGCCACGGCCATATAACCGTAGACGCTGTAATTCTCGGTGAGCTTGGTCGGGTCGCCGTCGGACAACTGGGTGGGGCCGCCGGACTCCCACACGGTGACGGCTTCCGGGTCGATGAAGCACGCCGTGCCGGCCGGGGCCTTGGGAAGCATCTGCACCGGCAGACGAAGGAACTTGCCGGCGATGCCGGTGAGGTCGAACGCGCCGATCGTGTCCGAACCGTCGCCGGAAAGGTCGAAGAACCTTGAGCCGGAGTCCTTGAGTCCGATGAGCGCGGCCATGACGTCCTTGCTCACTCCCAGGCGCGTGAGGTTCACGTTACGGTCGTCAGCCAGTTCGGCAGCGTCCATAATCAGCGTGGCCCACTGGTCGATGGTCATGGCCGCAAGCGTGGCGGGCGCGTCAATCTTGTTGGCGTTCTGTGTCGCGTCGCGCTGAGAGGCGATGGTGGAATACAGGTAGTTGCGCACGGCGGTTTCGGTCGCTTTCGCGTAGCTGTTGCGAAGCGCGGCCAATGCCGTGTTCAGCATCGGTGTAGTGCTGCGTTCGATCACCTGACGCGACAGCGTGGTGTAGCCGCCGTAGGTGTCGATACCGACGCTCTTGGTACCGAACGTGACCTTGCCGAACGGCAGCGCGGCACCTTCGGCGGTCTGCTTGCCGGTGGTCGTGGTGTCGGTGGCCACCACGTTGTATTCCATGGTCATGCCCTTGGCCGGCAGCGTGTCGTGGGTCAACAGGTTGGTGACCTTGCGGCGCATCTGAATTAGTCGCAGGTCGTCCGCGATCCAGGTGGTGGTGTTGCCGGTGTTGCCGGTGGCGATGAGGTCACGGCATTCGTGCATCAGGTTCACGGCGGCTTCCTCACCTCGGTAGAGGGACTGGAGGTAGTCGCCTGCGGTACGGTATTCCGCGCCCAGCGGCTTCGGCTTGTCCGGGCTTCCGGCGTGTGCCAATGCAGCCTTGAGGCTGCGCTGTTCGTCCTTGATGCCGTCCAGCATCTCCATGAGTTCCTTGTCCATTCGGGTTTCCTCGCTTTCCTTCGATGGATCGTGTTTTTCGATTTCCTGGGTGTTCGTTTCGGCGGCGCTGCGTTGGCCGGTGATTTTCGCCGCCTCATAGGCGGGCCAGCTGACCACGCTTGTTTCCAGCAGGCGGACACGCTTGCGGTGGGTTATACCCTGCTTGTCGGTTTCGTCCTGCACTGGGATGAAGCCGACAGACAGGGAGTCGAGAGCGCCGTCTCGCAGGAGGGCCACCACGTCGCGGCCTCGCTGCGTGTCCGAGATTCTGGCGGTGATGTGCAGACCGTCGTTACGGCTTTCCGCTCCCGTGATGCGGCCGATGAGTTCGCCGTGCTGGTAGCAGAGCTTGGCGTTGTCAACGTCGTCGAAACGGCAGTCGGGGTCGAAGGTCTCGGCTCCCTTCCAGGTGTCGATGATGCTGCCGAAGGGTACGGCGATGCCTTCCAATGTGCGGCCGTCGCCTTCCTCAGCAGCGCGTAGGCATATGCCTTTGAATCCGATTTCATGACGGTTCACTGGTTCACCTCTTCCGGTTGCGGCGCGTTGATGAGCGGGGGCAGGGCCTCGCGTGCGCGCACCTCGTTAATTTCCATCCATCCTGATTCGAGGGCGGTCTTGTAGGCGTTGAAACGGTCGCTCATGTCGGCGCGGCGACTTGAATCCCAGTCGAACGCGGCGGTGCGGCCTCGTGGCAGCAGTCTGTTGAACAGTTCCTCTATCTCGCCCGCGTAGGCGGCCAGCGTGTAGTCGGCGAACTCAATCCAGCTTTGCTCGATGTTCGAATAGGTGAGATTGCTGCCATCGACTGCGGCGAGCATGATGGACGCGGGAATGCCCAACAGTCGCGCGATCTGCGTGGTGTCGAACTTCTGGGTTTCCAAAAACTGCAAGTCGGCCGGCTTCATGTCCAGCGGCACGTATTTCAGCTTGCTGCCCAGCACCTTGATGTCGCCTGCGGTTCCGGTGGCCTTCCATGCCTCTTTCGCGTTCCTGGCGATGTCGGGCGTCACCTTGTCCTCGGAGGACAGGTAGCCCTTGAGGTTGCTGGAATCGGTGTAGAAGCGGGCCTTGTAATCCCGCGCCTGCTGCGCGCTTTCGACTTCCTCGCGTGCCGCACCGATGGGGCCGAGGCCTCGCAGTCGACCGGGCACGTTCAAAAACTTGCAGTGCACGATCTGGTCGGCCGTGTAGTCCACACCGAGATACGAGTAACGGAGCTTCGGCGCCGCTGGGTCCTTGCCGTCGTCCGAGACGGTTACGAGCGAGGGCGGCAGCACCTCGCAGGTCACGACCTCCCCGG